TAAACCTGGGATGGCTTTAGTTATATCATTAAGACTACCAAATATTTTTACACCAAAATTATCATTAATTTGGTTTTGAAATTTAATTGCATCTTGTAACCCATCATTAAATTCTTCTTGGGCATCAATTGTTTGGAGAAGAACACCAAGTTCTTTACCTTCTAATTCTCCATATTTTCGTACAAATTCAAGATTTCTAAATAATTGATCCCCTCTATTTTTTAAATTATCTATTTCTTTTTTACTAAGTTCACTAGTTCCTCTTTGAACATCTAGAAATTTATCAGCTATACCAACTATACCTTTTAATGAAGATTTAGATACACTTAAAAAATAATTTTGTTTAGTAAGTTCAGCTACACTATTTTTAAATGAAGTAGAAATATACTCTAAATCACTATTTAAAGCTACAAGTTCAGCTTTTAACCCTCTAAGAGCTGTTCTAGCATCTTCAATTTCTCCTGATAAAAATGATTTTGTAGAATTCTTTCCTAATTGCTTTCGAAGTTCAGCAATTTCTTTATTTAATCTATTTAATTCGTCGGATGCAGCCATATAAAATTATATGTTATAAATATTAAAAAAAGCAACTATTTATAGCTGCTCTTTCCTTGATATTGTTTAGAAGCTTCAGCAAACGCAGGAGCGTTTACTTTACCATCAGGACCAATTAAAGTAGTTTTATTTGGATCATTTTTAGGTTTATTAGCTTCTTCATAATAATCCTTTATTTCTTTAAATACAAAATTTCTTAAATATACAGGTAAGCTATAAACATCTGCCCAAGAATATCCTCCTTTACCATGAAATACAATTTCATGAATCATTTTATATATTCCTTTTCTAACTTGAGGTGCTGAATCAAATGTCAGGCCAAAAAAAGCCAATCCCAATTGGGATGCTTACCTCCTCTCCGTTGTCCAAAGTATGGACTAAATCTACATCTGGTTGGGTTTGTCTAATATGGTCTCTAAATGCTCTAGAATCAATTGCTAAGAAATAATTATCTACAAAATCTCTAACTGATTTTCTTTCTGTCTCACCATCAACAGATAAAATCATATATTTTAATCTAGTTGATAATTCAGGAGAAGCATCAGGATTAATCTTTTTTAAACCTTCAAGTTCACTTGTAATTTGGCTTTCATCATGACCATTTAAAATTTTGTATACAATAACATTACCACTATGAGGTAAAGTATAACTAAATTCATTTTTACCCTTTACAAAAAGTGACTCATCAATTTTTTTATTATCAATTAATGATAAATCTACTGTTTGTTGTTTTCCTCTATAAGTAAAGTTATAATTTTTACCATATCCTAAGATACGTGCTGCTACTAATAAAGCATTTTTATCACCAGTAATTAAATCTTTTACTTTTACTTTAGATACTATCATTGATTCTAATAGTTTATCTAAAACTGTACCTTTTTGGATATAATTTTGGTTAGTTAAAATATCTTCTTCCTTAGCAGTCATATACTTAAGTTCTACTTTACCACTTGAAAGAGGATTATCTTCAGGATATATTAATCCTTTAGATGGTAATTCTACTGTTTCAGTTGGGAATTTAAATTCGGCCATAATCTTTATTTAATTAAAACGTTTTTACGTTGATAAATATTAAGATAAAAAAAAGCTTGACCGGAGCCAAGCAATTTTTTGAGGTATGAGGGTTGGTAATTTTAGAAATTTAATACACAATAATCTGGTTGTACAGTCATTGTTAATTCTTGAGCAGAGTTTTCAGTATCCCAATTGAAATCTCCAAAGTTAGCTTCTGTAATTAAAGCACCTTTAATAATCCATTCAGAAACAACATCACCTACAGGTCCTAATACGTTCATAGTTAAATCTTTTTTATAGAAATCACTATATCCATCACGACCAGTTACTGATTCGTGGTGTAAACGTACCCACTCCATTACAGCTTGAGCACCTGAAGGAGTAACAGGATCAAATAATGTAAACTGTATTTGTCCCCAAGTTGATTTACCTTTAACAAAACGTTGAACGTTGATATGATTTAAAGGTACTGTTCCTTGAGTTAGTGTTACAGCCCCTACACCTTTTACCATAAACGATGGAAAACCATCGATTAGCATTAAAAATCTATTCTTTTGTTTTGGCTCAAAAGGTGTAAAAAATATTTCGTTGGGATCTAATATTGCCATTTTTATTTATGTTTTTTATCTATTATAAATATCTGTTTTTTCTATTTTTTATCCTGGGAATGTAGCTCCTGTTGGTAATACATTGAAATCTAGGATAATAAATTCAGCTGTTCTAGTTGGTTGTAAGAAAATTTGTCCTACTAACTCATTTCTATCTACAACATCTGGTGTATTGTTTGTTTCGTCCATTACTACTCTAAAGGCATACAATCCTTGACGTTGTTGTACTGATTCTAGATATGGGTTAACTTGTGTTAAGAAGTTATTTCTAGTTGCTAAACTATTTTGTTCAAATACTAAATTATCAGCAATTTGAGTAATATAGCTCTTAAGTGAGATTAATAATCTTCTAACATTTACTCTATCTAAAGCACTAGCTCTTTTCTGTAGCGTTTTCTGACCAAATACTACTACTCCTTGTTGTGGGAATGTAGCGATTGGATTAATATTTGCTTCATATAAAGTATCACGATTTGAAGTTGTTAATTTTCTTTCAGCACGTACTACTTGACCTAATCCACCTCTTGTAATACCAGCAGGTGCAAACCATGGGTCTGAAGAAGCATCTGTAAATGCATATACTCCAGGTACCATTGTTGAAGCAGGAACCCAAACTAATTCATTTGTATTTGGGTCAATTACTTGTAACCAAGGCCAATATGTTGCAGCATAGCTATTATCAAATCCTGCAGCATTTGTAACTACAGTATTAATTTGTGTATTATAATCTACTAAATCAATAATAGCCATGTTATCTCCTCTACTAAGAGCATTATTAACTACGTTTGTAATTTGTGCAGATTGTTGAGTTTTTAATAAACCAGGTACTGTAATTAAATTATACTTGTATTCATCTTGGTTTGATAATAATGAAATTGCATCATTATAATCACTACCAACTAATCCTTGAGTATCTGTTTGGTTAATAGCATTATAGAAATTAGCAGATCTTGATACTGGAATGTTTAAACCTACAGCTCCATCAAATGATCCACTTTGTACACTTGGTAAAGATCCTGTAAATTGATCTTTTGCATTTCCTGCATTATCAAAATATCTAGGAGTTAATTTGTTTACTTGTTTAACTCTTACATATCTTGAAGCATTTGGGTAAGAACCAGTCGCTTGAATATAGTAATCGGTTCCATCTTGTACTAAAGTATATTTAGTATCACCAACTACTTTAGAAATAAAGTTTGATGAGTATGGATCTAATGATAAATTATTGTATGATTCTAATACTGTTCTTTCAGTTGCTCTATCATCACCTCTACGAACAATTAAACTAAATGTTCCTGAACTGCTATTTGCGCTAGTTACTTCCCATCTTACATTGTCTTTAGAACCTGATCTTAAAGCCCCACCACTAATTTCTCCGGCAACATCATTATTCATGATTACACCTTCTGAAATAGTTTCTAGTACAAATGAACTTGTAACATTAAAAATACTATTATCTTGATCTGCAGGTAAAACAATTGTTAAATCTGAAGTTCCATCTCCTGTTGTAGCACCAACAGAACCAGAAAATACTGTTATAACATCTCCAGGTGAATATCCGCTACCAACACTAACTATTGTAATAGATGAAACACTTTCATCTGTATCTAAAGTTACATCAATTTCAGCTCCAGTACCTCCTGCAGAAGAAGTTACTCCTAAATTACTATATGATCCAGCAGAACCACTTACACTTGTAAAGAAAGAAGTAAGATCAGCACTTGCAGAAAAAGGATCACCTTCTAAACTTGTTACTTTAGATGAAGATGCTTCACTAAATGAACCACTAGTAACACGAGTTACTAATAAAGAAGTTCCTCCATTTTGGAAATAATTATTTGCTGATATTGAGGTTAAATAAGAGTAAATACTTGATCCACTTTCTAGTTCTCCTCCGAAAATAGATAAATAATCACTATATGAAGTAACTATAGTTGGAACTTCTACTGGTCCTTTTACAGTAGGTCCTATAATAGCTGCTCCTCTTTGTTGAGGTTGACCAGTTATAAATGATTGGTCATTTTCTCTTGCTAATACGCCTGGTGAGAATAAAGTTTCTGCCATCTTTATATATTATTATTTAAAAATTGTTTTATTATAAATATGACAACCCTTAGTAAAAAACTATTTTGATTTAGTAAATTCCCCTGTTTCTAAGTTAATATTACCTTCACCATGTTTTTCTTGTATTTCTTTCCCTAGTTTATTTTGTTTTTCTTGCAAATCTGCTAATTGGTTAAGAACCTCACTTCTTTGTCCTTCAATTAGTGCTCTTTGAAAATCAATTTGACCTAGAGTAAATACTAGTTCATTACTCGATTGTTGAAATTCTTGTAGTTGTTTTACTGTTTCTTCTGATAACTTAATGATTTCACTCATATTTTTATTATTTGATGTTTATAAATATATATTTTTATATTAAAAATTATTGTTTGTTTATTGATTCTACAATTTTATTTACGTCAAATATTTCTCTTAAATCATTATAAGGGATAGAAGAAATATCCTGCGCTAAATTGAATGGTTGGTATACTGAATTTTGTATTAAAGGTTCTTTTGTAAATGGATTTGCTAGAATATTATCATGTAATTTATACCCAAATATTTCAGGTTTTGTTGTTACCCAACAAACTGTAGATTTTACATTCATAGCTGCTGCTAAATGTTGAGTAAATGAATCCATTAATAATCTTTTTTTAGATAATTGTAATAATATAGCAATACTTCTAAACCCATCTAAAGCTTGCATTGTATCAGGATATACTTTTTGATCTTGTCTTTTTACATGAACAATAGTATAATCATTTTTATAATGATTAATAATATCTAATACTGTAGGTTCAGGGATATCTCTAGTCCAAGAATAATTAAATCCTTGCTCAGCAGGTCCTCCATTTGGTTGAATTGCTAAAATAGGTTTATCTAATGTATAAAAAGGAGTAAAGTAATCTATTTCTGGTTGGGTTAAGTAAAGTTCAGGTTGTTCTCCTCCATAGTTTAAACCAAATATTTTACACCATGTTCTGAATAAATGATGTTTTTCAGTAATAAAATCAGAATGACGGTAAGGGTCTTCTACAAATACTTTACAATCTTGATCTTTAACATACTTAAGGTATGCCCCATTCATTTGATCTGTTCTGTATAATTTGTCAACGTGGGGATTATTTAAAAATACGTCAGGGTAAGCTGTTACTACTATTAATTTACAATTTTTATAGCGTTTTTTTATAACTTTTACCATGGCTGTTGCCATAATAGATTTACCTAGACCACCGTCTATTTGAAATATAATATTCATAACTTTATTTTAAATTTTAAAAACTATTTTATCTTAATTATTCCCCCCAAGGAGTACCATTAGCTTCAGT